GAAGCTTGTAGACGATTATGCCAACGAAATGAAGGACATATATGGGAGCCATATGAATGTAAAGGATTTAGCAGAGTATATGGGATGCCACAGGGAGACTGCTGAAAAGGAACTTCAGAAAGCTAAGGTTCCGTTTGTACAGGTAGGGCGGTTAAAGAGATACCGTACTGCACACATAGCAAAAATGCTTGTGGAACATATGGTGAAGGTTTAAAGGAGCAAAGCAATGGAAGAGAGAAAAGAAGAATACCGGTACGAGGGCAAACGGAGCGTAGGAAATAAGTCCTGCTACATACGCAAAGTTGTGGAGTATGCAGATGTGCGCAAATCTATATATGAGTTTGAAGCGTATCCGAATTGGAATGAGTTCACATACAAGCTGTGTGCAGCAAATCGGCTTACGAAACGGAGATATCCGAAACCGCATACTGTGTCCATGGATCTGGTGCGGGAATATAGGTGAAGGAGGAGATAACGTAATGGAAATGGAATGGATCAGCGTAAAGGACAAGCTGCCGCCGAATGGGGATAAACTGGTACTGGTGGTAGTTCACGGATACCGTGAAGATATTGTACCAATGAACGCAGTAGAAATAGGAAGCTATACAAGCGAGGACGGCTGGATATTGGAAACATTCCCGGATCTTGAAAATATGCAGGTAACCCGTTGGATGCCTCTTCCGGAACCGCCAGAGGAGTAAACGAATGGAAGAGAGAGTTTATACATCAAAGGATGTACACATAGAAAATGGGGTATGTATTATTCCGAATTGGTATACAAGTATCGGAAAATATGCGTTCAATGGGTGTGATTCATTGAGAAGAGTGCATATATCGGACAGCGTAACAAGGATTGGGTATCATGCATTTCACTGGTGCAGATCTCTTACAAGCATACATATACCGGATAGCGTAACAAGCATAGGAGACGGTGCATTTGACTGGTGCGAATCTCTTAAAAGCATACATATACCAGACGGTGTAACAAGCATAGGAAACAATGCATTTGACTGGTGCGAATCTCTTGCAAGCATACATATACCAGACGGTGTAACAAGCATAGGAAACAATGCATTTCGCCGGTGCAGATCTCTTACAAGTGTACATATACCGGATAGCGTAACAAGCATAGGAAACAATGCATTTCGCCGGTGCAATTCTCTTACAAGTGTACATATACCAGACAGTGTAACAAGCATAGGAGACGGTGCATTCAGCTGGTGCAGATCTCTTACAAGTATACATATACCGGACAGTGTAACAAGCATAGGAAACGGTGCATTTGACTGGTGCAAATCTCTTACAAGCATACATATACCGGACAGTGTAACAAGCATAGGAAACGGTGCATTTGACTGGTGTGAATCTCTTACAAGCATTACATATCGTGGAATCCATACCGTGCGCTGTATTGACGGATTTTGTATAGAACTGGGAAAATCCCGTTCTGTAGGAGAATATACCATTTATCAGGCGCAGCATTTCGAAACTGGGGAAAAGTGCCGCGTAACAGAAAAAGATGGATTCTTTGCGTTTGGAAGTACAGTCAAACAGGCTGTGCATAACTTGAACTTTAAACTGTGTGAAGAAAGAGGAATGGAACAAATGAATGATTATACACTGCTTTCTAAGAAGGAAGTACACACATGAAAAACAAACTAAAACGTACAGCGGTCCTGCTTACACAATCCGCAGCAATATGGCTGATTGGCTGGGCGTGCTGTCTGGGGATCGGCAGATTAATGATTCTATTGAATTTAGGAGGATAAACAGATGAAAAAGAAATTTTTAATTACATTTATGGCTTTTATATTCGCTTTTATAATAACTGGTTGTACGGAAGCGGACAAAGTGAATGTCAATCTTTCTAAAGATGCAGACTATTTTAACTGCGAAAGGCGGATCACGGTTTACAATGCACGGACAGATCTTGTCATTTTCAACATAGAAGGATATATGTCTATTAGTAACAATGGAAATAAAGAACTTGTTGTAACATGCAAAATCGGCGACGGCGAATATAAGAGAAACTATGTGTATTTAAACGAGTACACTATGTATATCGTTGAAGACATTACAGGAACGCATACTGATCCCTATCATTATAAAATGTATTTTCACACGGAGTTCCCTGTCGATGTCGATGTAAAACCATGAATATGTCAATAGAAAAAAGGCTGTCACAGCGACAACTGCGACAGCCAAATATATAGGGTGTGTGAGAAATCCTATAGCCCAATCATAGCAGAAAGTTTTATGAATGTCAAGTACGGCATAAAGATGAGGGGTTCCCCGAAACGAAGAATTGAGTTTGGGGGTTCTCAAGATACAGGAAGTGTGAGGAAATGAAGAAGGAAAGACCGATAAAATGCGAATTGTACCACGATAATTTTCAGAACTATAAACGGTACAACATACCGAAAGCGCAGGTGGTGATCGCGGATATACCGTACAATATTGGTGCAGATGCATATGCAAGCAATCCAATGTGGTATGAACAGGGAGACAATAAAAAAGGAGAAAGCAAGTATGCAAAGAAGAGCTTTTTCCATACGGACGGGAATTTTAAAATTGCAGAGTATATGCATTTCTGCAGCAAGATGTTGAAAAAAGAACCGAAGGAAAAAGGACAGTCTCCTGCAATGATTGTCTTTTGTGCATTTGAGCAGATGCAGACAGTCATACATTATGGGCGAAAGTATGGATTTTTGAAATCGTACCCACTGTTTTTCTGCAAAAACTATTCAGCACAAGTTTTAAAAGCGAATATGAAAATTATTGGTGCAATGGAATTTGCAGTTGTGTTATACAGGAACAAACTGCCGAAGTTCAACAATGCGGACCCGGACGGACAAAAGCATATGATTTTTAACTGGTTTGATTGGTCGAGAGATTCCCGGAAAGAATATCCGAAAATACATCCAACGCAAAAACCGATAAAGGTTCTGAAACGGTTGATAGAGATATTTACGGATCCGGGAGATGTATTCATTGATCCGGTTGCAGGAAGCGGATCGACACTGCGGGCGGCGTACGAGCTTGGACGGAATGCGTACGGATTTGAAGTAGACAGGAAGTTCTATCATGAAGCAAGCGAGAAGATGATTAATGAAGCATTGAATAATCCAGTGATTGTTCAATGTTCAATGGTGAGTGAGGGATGAAGAATGAATATACAAAAAATAACCAGTATGGTTTTGAAGAGGATTCGCGGATGCAAACGGGTAATATATTATGCTCCCGGAGATGGGTATATATGGGTTTGCCCGGATGGATGTGCTGCATATAGAATGCCTGCAGTTGAAGTGGAATTCAGTTTAAACAAGTGCGAATCAAATGAAAAACTTATGGATGCAGTGCAGGAGCAGGGTCATGTATGTGGCAAGCTTACAGGAAACCTACGGCGTATAGACTACTTTACTCGTAAAGAGATTGTTGTAGAGATAAAATCTGAATCTTTACCGGATGTGTCTGTATGGATCAATGAAAAATACCTGAAACCGTTTGAATATCCGAACTTTTTGGATTTTTTGATTAAGGATGAGACAAGCTCTGTTCTGATTTGTGAGACTGGAAGCGAACCTTGCGGTTTGATTATGCCCTTTAAGTTAGAGCGTGAGGAGAACAAGGGATGAAACTTGAACAATGCACAAAATGGGAACTTCAAAGACTGGTCCGATCTTTATCGGATCAGGAGGAAGTAAAGAAGAAGTTAAACGAGGTAGAGCGTGACCGGGAGCGGGTAAAGCTGTATATACAAAGGACACGGAATTACAAGCCTATTGCAACAATTTATGACGCACGGGATTTTAAAGGAGAATAGCAATGCCAAGTTACATAGAAGCTGCAGGAGCAGCAGAAAAGATCAGTAAGAAATGTAGTATACCCCTTCATGCGTTAGTGGATGTGTTTTGGGATATTCCTTCTGCTGATGTAAAAAAGGTGAAATATGGATACTGGAAGTATGACGATGGAATGGATTTGGAGTGTTCGGTATGCGGTAGGTTAGCACTTACACCCTTTTACAGCAGTGTACAGTACTGTTCGGCGTACTGTCCCAGCTGTGGGGCTAAGATGGAGGGAAAGAATGAATAACGCAGAAGCAAAGAAATTCATTGATGGCAGGATGTTGGAGCTTGCATGCAAGGCGGAGCTGCAGATGAATGAAAAGCAGCGCAAACGAATTGACGAAGAATCCGCATTCCTACGCTATGTTCGTAGCTTGTGTGAGAGACAGGAGGATGAAGGATGAGCTATAGTGTAAGGTTTGAAGCAAAGCTGGAAGGCACGGAACAGTGGATACCTGTTGGGGAGTTCATAAAACATACATCTAATACTGGAAACATGATTCAGGAAGTATGCGGTTTAAGACCACCATCCTGGGATGGCAAAAAGTGTTCTGAACTTTTACCTTTTATTGATAAAGGTATTAAGCAGTTACGCAGTCACCGTGAGGAGTATCGTAAGTTTGAGCCTTCTAACGGTTGGGGGACAGTAGAAACGACTACTGTATTTCTTGACGCAATACGTACAGTCTGCGAGGAATACCCTACAGCGGTGATACGAGTTGAATATTAGGGGAGATACATATGAGCAATAAAGCAAAGGAGATCAACCCGGCGAATGCAGACAGCGAATGTCCTGCGTGCCGGCACTGTACAAGAAAGACTTGCGAATATTCCAAATGTCATACGTTTCTGAATTGGTTTAGTGAATCATGGGAAGCCATTCAAACGAAGTGGAAGAGAGGATAAACCAAACATTTTCCTACATTTAATATATATAGAATCATCAAACACAAATTTTAAGCATCCAAAAGTAAAATGAACTTATCAAATTTTTCGATGAGTCTGCTGGGTGTTTTCGGGCTTGTATTCGATATTATCTTATGAACCACAAACAGGAATCCATGAGAGGGATTTACGAGAGGGAAAGCAAAAAGGAGTATGTCATGTATGCAGAAAAAACATGTTTATCACATACACGCGCAAATCCGTCTGTCCGTCTGTCCTTTCAGGCGGTTTTAGAGGATGTAAAAAGACAGATTCAATACGATCGGTTTGCTTACGACTGCGGACAGACAGAAGGAATCTGTAAAATCATTGCCGAAGTATTAAAGCTGAACCCGGAAGGGGAAATGAAAATTGAAGAGGAGCGCATACCTGTATCTATGGTGCAGGAGGTGTTCCGCGAACTTCAGTTCGAGCACGTACAGTTTACGTTGGAAAAATACAGAAGCATCACAAAGCTGATACGCAACAAAAAAGCATATATCCGCACAGCGCTGTACAATTCGTATTTTGAGTTGGAAGCGCATTATACAAATCTGGTAAATCATGACTTAGGAATGTAGAAAGGAGTGGCAGCATGATCCGGGAATCACGTATAGAATCTGGGAATATGTTCGAAATTGATTTTTATCCGGTTTTTTCAGATGGACGCAGAATGCCGGAGCGTGCGCCGAAAACAAAAATGTCTTGTGAAGCACAGAAAAAGCTGAATCTGAAAAATTCTCGTAAGCAGTTAAATCGATTGATCAGTACGAATTTCACCTCTCGCGATATCGTAGTGCATGGTACATACCGGGATTCGGAGATGCCGTCCTGCGAGGCGGAAGTACGCAGAGATATACAGAACTACATAAAGCGGATCAGACGGTGGCGCAGAAAGCACGGACTGCCGGAGATGAAATATATATACGTGATCGAAGCAAAGGTAAGCGAACGGACAGGTGTTCTACGCTGGCACTTTCATATGATCATGTCCGGTATGGACAGAGACACAGCAGAACAGATGTGGCAGCATGGAGACTTTACCAATGCAGACCGCCTGCAGCCGGGAAAAAAAGGCTGTGAAGCATTGGCAAAGTATATGATAAAAGCCCCTATGGGATCTAAACGGTGGGTACCGTCCAAAAACCTGGACAAGCCTACGGTGTACAAGTTCAGGGATGGAAAGATTTCTGAAAGCTGGCTGGCAAGGCTGGCGCAGCAAAGAACGGATGACCGCGCATACTGGGAAAACAGATACAAAGGATATCGCTTTGTGGAAGCAAACGCATATTACAACGCATTCAACGGACATTGGTATTTGTCTGTGGTGATGTACAGAGAGGAGGAAGACAAATGCAGTATGAAGCAGAAGAACAGGCAACATTGTTCCGATGGGCAAAGCTCTGTCGGCAGCAGTTCCCGGAAATAGAACTGCTGTATCATATTCCAAACGGAGGGAACCGGGACATAAAAGAGGCAGCAAACTTGAAGCGGCAGGGTGTGAAAGCGGGCGTGCCGGATTTGTGTCTGCCTGTAGCACGCGGAGGATGGCACGGACTGTACATTGAACTGAAAGTCGGAAGGAACAAGCCTACAGAGAAACAGGAAGCATGGATTCGGGAACTATCAAAACAGGGGTATGCGGTGAAGGTGTGTTATGGCTGGGAAGCAGCTTCCCGGGTGATACGGAATTATTTAGGGGCGGGAGGATAAACAGGTGTGATATATGTGGTGTATGCAGTAACGATTGCAACGATTGTGGGAACGGTAGCGAACAGCTTTGGCAAACGCTGGTGCTTTTGGGTATGGATGTGCACGAATGGGTTCTGGTGCGTGTATAACGTCCTAATTGGGCAGTATGCGCAGGGGCTGTTGTATGCACTCAATTTTGCTATGGCGGTTGTGGGGCTGGTTAAGTGGAATGGGAATGGGGATGTGGAATGGAGGAATGGAGATATGCCGGATCGTTATGAAGATAAATGTGCTTTGTGTCCATACTATCATACAAACGATAAGCGGAAAATTAAATGTGATGGTGTGGAGGATACTGTTTCTACACATCCGATTTTTGTATCGGATGCAGCGAAAAAACGGTATATGAAAAAATATTGTTGTGCCGAGTGGAGAAAGTGCAGATATGCACGGATGATAAATGCTATGTGGGAGGAGAGGCTTTAACGTGTAAGGTCACATTTTTGCGGGATGTTCCACCCTGTTTTCTGCGTACAAATATAGCTTTTCCAAAGAATGAAATGCCCCTAAAGTGGGGGTATTTCATTTTTTTGTGCATTTTTGTATGATTTTTGTAGCAGATTTGGGGGGATTTTTATTGGCAGAGTGGAGAAAAATCAAAGCCGAGTATATACGCGGCAATACCAGCTATCGGAAGCTTGCTGATAAATATAAAGTAAGTTTTAGTACATTGCGCAAACGTGCAGCGAGTGAAAAGTGGCGGGAATTACGGGACAAAACTGGTGCAAAAGCGGACACAAAATTTACAGAGGTGGAATCTGACCGCAAAGTGAGTACTATGAGTAGGATTCTTGATGCGAACGATAAACTACTGAATATTGTGGATATAGCTCTGCAGGATATGTTGAATGGTGTAGAAGAGGTAAGCCTTTCGAACCTGCGTCAGCTTGCAGGAACTATCAAAAGCATCAAAGACACGCAGACTGCAGGATCCGATGAAACGGCAGATAAACAGGTTGAAATCGTATTTGTTCCGCTGGAAGGTGAAACGGAGGATCTGGCAGAATGAAGCTGATGTTGGGCGAACCAAATGAAAAACAAAGAGCCGCTATGCTTGCAAAGTGTAAGTATGTAGCTTACGGAGGCGCGCGAGGCGGAGGAAAAAGCTGGTTTGTGCGTACCAAGGCAATTCTGCTGGCATATCGGTATTCCGGAATTCGGCAATTGATTGTTCGCCGTACGTATCCAGAATTGATGCGAAATCATATTGAGGTTTTGAGAGGGCAGCTTCTTGGCTTTGCAAAATACAATGACAAGGATAAAGTGTTGAAGTTCCCGAATGGAAGCATAATTCAATTTGCATACTGTGACAGAGAGAATGACACAGACCGGTTTCAAGGCACGGAGTATGACGTGATTTACTTGGATGAGGCAACGCAACTGTCGGAACTGCAGATGCAAAAAATAACAGCTTGTGTACGCGGTGTGAATGATTTCCCAAAAAGGGTATATTTCGCCTGTAACCCGGGAGGACAGGGGCATGCATATATCAAACGGCTGTTTATTGACCGCAGATATAAGCCCGGAGAGAATCCGGAGGATTATGCATTTATCAAAGCATTGCCGACTGACAATGCAGCATTGACCCGATATCAGCCTGACTATATCAAGCAGTTGGAGGCACTTCCGCCAAAGCTGCGCCGGGCATGGCTGGACGGTGATTGGGATATTTTTGAGGGACAGTTTTTTGAAGAATTTACAGACGATCCGAAACATTATAAAGACGGGAAATGGACGCATGTTATAGAGCCGTTTGACGTGGGGCAGACAAATATGCGTATATATCGTTCCTATGACTGGGGATATAACAAGCCCTTTTCCTGTGCATGGTGGGCGGTATCGCAGGATGATATTGTATATCGGATATTGGAATTGTACGGTTGCACAGAAACTCCTAACGAGGGTGTAAAGTGGACAAGCGATAAACAGTTTTCCGAAATTGCGCGGATCGAGAGGGAGCATCCTTATTTGCGGGGAAAGTATATACGAGGTGTGGCAGATCCTTCTATCTGGGATGCCTCCCGCGGAGAGAGCATTGCGGAGGTAGCAAAGCGACATAAAGTTTTTTTTGAGCCGGGAGACAATGCACGTATTCCTGGGTGGATGCAATGTCACTATAGATTGGCTTTTGACGAAAGCGGTTATCCGATGATGTATGTGTTTAACACATGCAAGGCGTTTATCCGAACGATTCCGCTATTGTGTTATTCTCCTTCTCTCGCACATCCGGAAGATTTAGACACATCCATGGAGGATCATGTGGCGGACGAATGGCGGTATTTTCTGATGACGCGTCCGATTAAACCGAGAATCACTGCTAAGTCTGCACATCTGCAGATTGCAGTGGATCCGTTGAATCAGTTAGAAGTGAAGAAAAATGATTATTTTGAGAGGTAACTATGTGGAATCCTTTTAGACGCGGAGAGAATGATGAAAATACTGTGGGATTAGAAGTGATTGGCAAAAAAGAAGTAAAGCATGCTGTAGAACTTTTACGTAAATACAAAAGCGGAAAAGCAAACTTAGAAAAGAAGATTGTCAGTAATGAGCAGTTCTGGAAGTTGCGGCAATGGGAAGAATTCAGAGAGGGGAACAGGGATGATCTGTGTCCTGCATCCGCGTGGTTATGGAATTGCATTGTATCAAAACATGCGGATTTTATTGACGGGTTTCCTTCTCCCAATATTCGACCCAGAATGGCGGACGATAAGGAGGAAGCACAGCGGCTTTCCAGTGTAATGCCGATTATACTGGAACAATGCGATTTCCGGCGCATCTATGATGATGTGACCTATTATAAGCTAAAGCAGGGCACAGGTGTATACGGTGTGTTCTGGGATGATAAAAAGCATAATGGGTTGGGAGATATAACGATCCGTAAAATTGATTTACTCGAACTGTATTGGGAACCGGGAATTACGGATATACAGGACAGTGCGAATGTATTTCTTGTGAAGCTATGCGATAATGATGTATTACAGCGGCAGTACAGTCAGCTTCGGGATAAGGTGCCCGGAGAGGCTGTGACAATGGCGAAATACATGTATGATGACAGCATTGATACATCTGATAAATCCCCTGTGGTAGATTGGTACTACAAAAAGACAAACGGAGAAGGACGGACGGTGCTGCATTACTGTAAATTCGTAGGGGATGTAGTTCTATATGCATCGGAAAACGATACAG